CGAGAACTAATAGAATATCTGGATAAATATTATCCTGACAAATTACCTGTGGGTGATTTAAACGCTACTCAGTTGTCTTTCCTTCAGGGACAACGTAGCGTTGTAGAAAGAATAAAACAAATACACGAGGATGAATATGGGAGGAATACTGACTCCGAGTCCTTCAATGCCTGAGATCAAGATGCCTCCTCCTCCACCCCCTCCTGCACCTATGGATGCTCCAGAGGTTGCAGAGGCAGAACTTGAGATGGCAACCCCTTCAGAAAAAGAACCTACTACTGGATCTAAACGTAAGTATAGAAAACGTAGCAGAGGTACTGGTACAGCAGGGGGTCACAAAAAGTACAAAGGTGGTGGTCTCAGTGGATTATAAGGCATTACTTGATATTGAGATAAAGCCTATAGTTTCTGAAGAAGAAAGGGAACTTTTGGCACAAGCGTGTCAAGAGAAAGGAGGTGTATATCCTATATTTCCAACCCACTTTGTAAGAAAAGGTAATGAAATTGTTGGTTGTTTTAGTATCTACAGTCCAACTGTGTACTGGTGGATGGCACCTGAGTTTATTAAACCAAGAGAATCACTTAGTGTTTTCCAGGCTTGTGACACACTAATGACAGAGCAGGGATACCAAAGTTACATCATACCCTGTGAACCTGAGTCACCTTATTTTAGTCTTCTATCTAAAAGGTTGAATACTATACAAACAAAAGAAGGTGATGATTTTAAACTATTTTTAAATAAGGGATAACATGGGTGGTTACGTAGGTGGCAGAATTGGTACTAAAGATGTCGCTGAGGGTGCCCAACGTAGAGCACAATCTTATTACCACGAAAAGATAGCCAAACCTGCGGATGAAGCAGGGCTACACGCAGGTCAGCAAACTGGAATGTTGATGGACAAGTTTAACCAGGAAATGACTAACACTGCTGATGCTTTTAGCAGGTCTGATCTAAACATTACCAACTGGGGTAAACGAGATGATAAAGACCAAGGTGCTCAAACAGCAGTAGGTAAGTATTCAACTTCTGCTCAAGCTAAAGGTAAATCAGGCAAAAGTGGGGCCAAAGGTTCTCAGCTAGAAACTAGAGAAAGCAGAAAAATAAAAGGTAAAGGGAAACTTTACGTAAAATAACTATGGAAGATTTATTAAAATTACATCAGCCTTGGGACTGCGAAAGATTCCCAAAATCTAAAACCATTTGCTATGGTGGTGGTGGTGGGGGCGGGGGAGACCCTGTAAAAAAAGTTACTAACGCAGTGAGTAGTGTCACACCTACTGTAAAAGTAGAAACACCTAAAGTACCTAGTGTCACTGACATTAAACAAGGTGTCTCCAGTACAATTGAGTCTGCCAAATCTGACGTAGCTAAGTCAGACATTGGTAGAGGAGTATCGAGCACAATAGAATCCGTTAAGTCTGACGTAGCACGTTCTGACTTAGGGTCTGGTGCTATGGAAGAAGCAGTAAAAAGAAGTGACCTTGGTATCATTAGTAACCAAGCTAAAGATGTACTTAATGCTCCTGGTGCCTACATTGGTAAGAAAGCCGAAGAGTTCAAGCAGTACGCTAAAGGTCAGCTATTCGGTGGAGACAAAGATGGAGGAGACAGTGGTTCATCAGCCGCTTCTACTTCTGGTCAAGGACCAGGACAATTTGCAACCATTGGTTCAGGTAGTCAGGAAGGGATGAAAGGTACTGGTACTATGAGGTCAGGCAGACAACGTGCTAAACAAAACAAACGTGCTCTTAGAATAGCTTCAAGATAATATGGAATATAGTAATGAGTCAACCATTGCTAGTATGTATCAAAACTGCTATGGTGAGCGTGAAACATACCTAACTAGAGCAAGGGAATGTTCTGATTTGACAATCCCTATGCTTATTAGGGACGAAGGTAGCACTTATTCTACAGACTACCCTACACCATATCAGTCAGTCGGTGCTCGTGGTGTCAACCACTTAGCATCCAAACTACTACTAACCCTGCTTCCTCCAAACTCACCTTTCTTTAGACTAACTATTGATGACTTTGATATAGAGAATCTAGTTGGTCCAGAACAAAGGGGACCAGTGGAAGAGGGTTTAGCAAAGATCGAACGGGCCACTCTTCAGATGATTGAAGGCGAAGCCTATCGTGTACCTGTGTTTGAAGCACTTAAACACTTGATTGTCACAGGTAATGTCTTACTATATGTCCCAGATGAGGGACAAATGCGTGTGTTCCATTTGGATCGTTATGTTGTCAAGCGTGATCCTATGGGCAACGTGTTATATATGATTACAAAAGAATCTCTGAATGCTAAGACTTTAACAGAGGAAGCACGTAAGACTCTTGGTCTACCTGAACCCTCTGAAGATGCACCAGAGACACCCCACAAACCATACGACCTTTACACCTACATTTGTGACAAAGGTAAACACTGGCACATACATCAGGAAATACAGAATGTACCAATACCAGACAGTTATGGTAAATACCCCAAAGATAAGAACCCATTTATACCACTTAGGTTCAGTCGAGTTGACGGAGAATCTTATGGTCGTGGTCTCGTGGAGGAGTATTTGGGAGATTTACGCTCCCTTGAAGCTCTTACACAAGCAATTGTAGAAGGGTCAGCGGCTGCATCAAAGGTATTGTTTATGGTTCGGCCCAATGGAACCACAAGAATCAATACGTTAGCTAAGTCACCAAGTGGTGCTATTGTACAAGGAGATGCAAATGATGTATCTACATTACAACTTGAGAAAAGCCAAGACTTTCGTATTGCTCTTGACACAATCACACAAATTAGAGATAGGCTATCATTTGCTTTTCTTTTAAACTCTTCTGTACAGCGTAATGCTGAGAGAGTAACAGCAGAAGAAGTTAGGTTCATGGCACAAGAGCTAGAGTCTGCTTTAGGTGGTGTGTACTCTGTTCTGTCTCAAGAGTTTCAGTTACCATTGATCAACATCCTCATGGAGAAGTTGACTAAACAAAAGAAGATGCCTAAGTTTCCAAAGGGCATTGTGAAACCACAAGTCATCACAGGTATTGAAGCACTTGGTCGTGGACAGGATCTAAATAAGTTATCTCAGTTCCTACAGTTCCTTCAACCTTTGGGACCAGAGGCAATCATGAGTAACTTGAATCTTGATGATTACATTGATAGGCTTGGTGCTTCACTTGGTATCGACACAAGTGGACTTGTCAAGACACCAGAGCAGAAACAAGCAGAACAACAAGCTCAAATGGAACAACAACAACAGATGATGCAACAGCAAATGATGCAAGATGTTGTTAAGGGTGCAACACCTGGAGTTGTAAAAGGTATGGCAGAGGGCATGGCCCAGAATCCTGAAATGACTCAGGAGATGGTAAATGCTATGACACAACAATAATATGGAAGAAGTACAAACAGGGCAAGCTGAAGGTGTACACCAAGCAGGTTCACCAGAGCATATTAATGAAATGCTTGCCAAGGTTGACAACGGTGTACAACCAGATGACGTAGGTGAAGAACTAACCTTACAAACTCCTACTAAACCAGAGTGGTTACCTGAGAAATTCAGTACACCAGAGGACTTGGTTAATGCTTACAACCAATTGGAACAACAGTATACCCAGGTCGCACAACAACAGGAACAAGAACAAGTCACACAAGAACAAGTAACTGATATACAAAATGCTAGTGTGCCCCAGGTAGCAGAAATGCTGGATGAACGTGGGCTTGATATAGATGTGTTCCAACAAGAGTACAACGAAACAGGGGGACTATCCGAAGATGCTTATCATGCTTTAGAAGAAGTAGGAATATCAAGCAATGTAGTGGATACATGGTTAGCAGGACAAGAAGCAATTGCTGATCAAAACATTAGTAACATTTATAATGCTGTTGGTGGTCAAGAGAACTACGAAAGTATGTTACGATGGGCCAACGACAATCTTGAACAATGGGAAATAGATGCCTTCAATAACTCAATTGAGAATCTTGATCCTAATGCGATGTTTGCTGTTCAAGGTCTTATGGCGAGAATGCAGAATAAAGAGGGAATCCCTCCAAAACTCATGACAGGAGAATCTGCACCATCAACTGCACCAAGATTTGAATCTTTAGCCCAAGTTACACAGGCTATGAAAGATCCAAAGTATGCTGAAGACCCTGCTTACAGGGCATCAGTCGCACAAATGTTGAGTAACTCAACTGTGCTTTAGACTAATAGCTAAAAATAGTAATCATTGCCCCATGCGTGGGATAACTCTGGTGAACTTTCAAGCATCATTAGTTAAGTAGTAACAGCCTAAATAGGAGATTATTATGGCTGAGTTAGATTATACTGCGATACATAGGTCTGGTCAAAATAATGCGTCAGGGGACGTTAGAGGACTATATCTAAAACTGTATGCAGGTGAAGTTCTTACTGCTTTTCAGTCAAAGAATATTATGATGCCTTTGCATCGTGTGCGTACTATCTCAAAAGGAAAGTCTGCACAATTTCCGATGACAGGAAAGTACCGAGATGCTTCCTATCACACACCGGGGGCTGAGATCGTTCCTTCAGCCGCAAAACAAGGTGAAAGGGTTGTAGAGATTGATGATTTGCTTATCAACGCACAATTCATTCCCAACATTGACGAAGCGATGACACACTATGACATCCGTTCCGTCTACACTCAAGAAGCTGGATTTGCATTAGCAAAGGTAGCCGATGAGAACATCCTTCGTATGGCGGCAAAAGC